GTACGACGATCAATACGTTAAAATTAGTGACGGTAATCTTCTTTTAAAATTTAAAATAACAAAAGAAAACTCCGTGTATAGAAAAAAGTAATAGCGGATAATTTTTATATTTTCTTTTTATCATTATCTGTGTAACAACAGATATGACTTTCAAGCTACCAATATTTATTATATTGGTTTTTTTATTTACTGGATGTTTTTCTACAATCAAGCCTTCTAAACAAATCGATGACAATCAAAAGATTATCGCGAAAGAAGAAAAAAAAGTAGATAACACTTTAGTAGAAATCGAAAAGAACGACAAAGGTAAGAAAATACAAACCTCTGGGCTTTCAATCGGCATTCAACATTCTTTAAATCAAGTTACTAATGCTCCTGTGCAAGTAGACACGGCATTAAAATTGAACGAAAGAGTTATTTCCATTGTCGGTTCGCCTCACATAGACGAAACAAAAAGAATTAAAGCTACAGTAGATCTTTTAAACTCCGCTTTAGTTGAAGAACGTAAAAAAGGCGAAGAGTTATTAACTCAAAGAGACGAACTAATAAATAAACTTCAAAAAGAAAAATCAGAATTAAATCAAAAATACGACGATCAACTCTGGCAACTAACCGATAAAGCTAAAGAAGTAGCCAAAGAAGCTGATCAAAATAAAGCTGTATTAGATTCAATGAGCGGAATGTTTGGTCTTAATGCAGTATTTTGGGGATTAAAGAAATTTATTGTTAGCGCGTTAACTGCGATATTAGTATTTGTTGTAGTATTCGTTCTTCTTCGTTTATTGGCTACGGTTCATCCTGCTGCCGCCGCTGCATTCTCAATATTTAATATGTTGGGATCTGCAATCATATCTATTCTTAAAGCTCTTACTCCCAAAGCTTTTGAAATGTGTGATTTCGCAACAAAAGATAAGGTTGATGAATTTAAATCTCCTCTTGTTAAAATTGTAGATGTTATTCAAGAATTGAAAGTAAAACAGAAAGAATCTCCTGATAGAGTATATCCATTAAATGAATTACTAAAACGTTTCGAGAAAGAAATGGATAGCGATGAAAAAGATTTAATAGATAATATATTAAGAGAACAAAAGTGGATCAAATAACCGGCAATATACTAAAAAATACCGGAGAACTTTAAAAAATCTATTTTATTTATTTTAGTGTAATCAGTTATGACACAACTGATTATATGAATACAAACGACGTACACGTTATATCACAACAAGTATTAGAATCAACTGGTCAAGATTTGACCGGCAAATATGTTTGGTTATTTATTATTGGACTTGTAGCATTAATGTTTAAGTCTAGTATCGAAAAACTTGCCGCAGCTTTATTCATGTTTGTTGGAAATGATTATAAAGAAGATGATGTCGTTTATGTAGATGGTAAACCTGGAAGAATAGTTAGAGTGGGTTTAACAAAGACCGTATTCTTCATATACGATGTTGTTGACGGAAAGGTTTTGGGCGGCAGCAAACTAGTCGTCCAAAACGAAAGACTAGCATCATTAAATATTGAAAAGCCTCTTGCTAACTTAGATCTAAGTAGATTTAAAAAACAAGACTAAAATGGCAATTAATATTTTCACTCATATCCGCCGCAATTTATATGATAATGTCTACAATTGCATAGTTAAAGATAAAGTTAATATAAACGAAAGAGATGAGGATACCGGCAACCCTCCTCTTATCGTAGCCGTGTCAGAAAACAATAAAGAAATTGTTGAATTATTATTGAATCATGGTGCTGATGTTAATTGTAAAGACTGGACAAGTAAAAATACAGCACTTGATATTGCAGAACAAAAAGGGTTTTTATCAATTGTTGATACTCTTCAAAAACGTGGCGCAAAATACGGCAGTGGTAGCAGTTTTCATTTAGCCGCTAAAAATGGAGATATAGTCTCTATCGAAGAGATGTTGAACAAAGGACATACTTTAAATGAAGTTGATGCCGCAAAAGGCTGGACCGCTCTGCATTACGCGGCTCACTACGGACAAAAACATCTTGTAGAATATTTATTAATCAAAGGTGCAGATGTTAACGCTAAAGACTTCTTAGGAAAGAATAATCCAATAGACGTATTAGCTTTAGGTAATAGAGGCGAAATAGTAAGAATATTAACTAAAGCTGGCGCAAAATCTTCTGGCGGTTCAAGCCTTCATTTTTGTGCTGAAACAGGAGATTTTGAAGGTGTTCAAAAGTATTTTGATGTTGATGGTCGCATAAACGGTAGGGATGAAAAAAATGGATGGATGCCTATTCATTATGCCGTTAACGCTAACGATATAGAAATGGTCGAGTTTTTGATATGTTTAGGAGCTAATGTTAATGGAGCGGATTTTAAAGGCGAAATAGCTCCATTAGATTTGGCTTTTAAAACCGGCAATATTAAAATGCAAACACTGCTTCAATTAAAAGGAGCAGCAAGAAAGAAAAAAATCGACAATGGAGGCAACGGTAAAGACGTTACAATTCACATCAGCGAAGAATTTAAAAAACAAATGCAAGCTTATATTGATAAAAGAAATGAAGAAGAAGATAAATTAAAAAAAATACACGAAGAAGAAGTCGCAAAAGATCCAAAGAAAAAAGATAAAAAAACAATCAACTGGAAAGAATTTTTAAAAAGCAAAAACAAAGTCGTCGAAGAAAAGAAAATCGAAGAAGTTAAAAAAGTCGAAGCTCCGAAACCACTTAAAAAAATAATAAATCAAGTAGCAGCTATTGATGCTGAAGTTAAATCTAGTCGTCTTGAATTGGACAAAATACAAGATGGCTATATTTTTTTCATGGACATAGTTGGATATAGTAAAAAAACCACTGATGAGCAGAGAAAATGCTTTAAAGATTTGGGCGAAATAGTTAAATCAACTATACAGTTTAAAACCGCAAACGCACTTGAAAAATTAATCGTTCTACCGACAGGAGATGGAATGATTCTCGGATTTTTTACTTATCTTGAAGACGCTATCAATTGTGGCATTACCGTAGCAAAAGCTGTAAAAAATAGACCAGATTTAGAAATGAGAATGGGTATTCATTGTGGCGATGTTTGCCCGCTTGAAGATATCAATGGCAATTTAAACATTAGTGGCGATGGAATTAATTATGCACAAAGAGTAATGGATTCAGGAGAAACTAATCATTTATTAGTTAGTTCTGATGTTGTAGCTAAATACGATAGGCCAAATTATGTATTAGTCGAAGATCTTGGCGACGTTACTGTTAAACATGGAGTTATTATGAGATTATATAGCTTATACGCATCTGACTTTGGAAACAAAGCGTTTCCAACTTCTAGGGTTAAAAAAACAGAATCAACACCTAAAACAATATGAAAATGGCACCTTTAACAAGACAATACCATCCAAGTATTGTTGATACTAATTTAGATATATATAAAGTAAAAGATAGAGTTATGGCCGCTCCAATAAGCCCCACTCCAGACCCTTTTCAAGTGACTGACATACTTGGCTCAAACAGGATCAATGAAACTAAAATTAAAATAGTAGTTTATAACTCTAAAGGTCTTTTTTATTTTATATAGACTTAAAAAATACTAAAATTTAACATTAAAAAAACAACGCTCCCAAAGCTCTGTTTCTAGTGTAAAAAACTACATGTCAGACAAGTACGAAAATAATAGTTACGATGCTGTTCTCTCAAGAATGGAACAAAAATTAGATACTATCTCTGACAATATAGACGATATTAAAAAAAGCCACAAAGACTTAGAAACGCGAGTCGCTGGCCTTGAGTATTTTAAATATTATTTAGCAGGAATAGTTGCGGCGGTTTCAGTTGGGGCTAATTATTTAATGAACAAAATAAAAGGCGTTTGACGAAAAAAACTTGTTGACTTCTCGCTAAAATGGTGTAAAATCATACACCTATGATTAAGTCATTTAAGTTATTCATCGTATCGGTTCTAGCCTCAGTCGCAGTTTTTGCTGCGGATGCCGAGGAATCAACAATCAACGCCAGTATTAACGCTGGTTACAACAACCACTACATCGTCAATGGTCTAGCAAAGACTGGCGGATCAGCATTTGCTGGTTTCGATATTGGAAAGACCTATTTTGGTGTAGATGCTTACGTCGGTGGTGTCGTTCTTCCTAATTCTAATAACATCGACGAATCTCATTGGAAGGTGGGTGTTGGCAAGGCTCTAAAGATTACCGAAAAGTTCTCCCTTCGCGGTGATTTGCAAGTTCTTCGCCATCAAAGCTCAATTCTTGGAGGTCGTAATTCCACTGAAATCGCTCCAAAGATTGCCTTGGTAAATCCATATCTAACTCCTTATATCCGTGGTTCACATGACTTTAACCTTGGTCAATCAGGTTATATCGTTGGTGTTGAACGCCCAACCGATGTGTTCGGCTGGTTCACTGTTACTCCTGCTGTCGAGTATGGTAAGTTTACTGATTATGATGTCGTAGCAGCCAAGATTGGTGTTTCTCGCACTTTCTTTAATCACCTTCAACCTTATGCTGAAGTTGGATATTATGACAATAATTTTCAGTCTTCCAAGTATAACTTCGCACGCCAAGAGTTCAGCGGTGATGTAGTTGCTATTGCGGGAGTTCGCTGGAACTTCTAATAGTGAACGATATTTAGTCAAATATACCGTTAACGAAAGTTAGCGGTTTTTTTGTGTTGACAATTTTGATTTTTCTGCTATTTTCATAGTATGTCAAGTTATTCTAATCAAATAACCACTTTACTTTTAGATTCTTCGTTTATGCCTTACACCTTTTTAACGGGTAGGGCTACATTCTTGCATTTAATAAAAAATAATATCAAATGCTTTGATGCGAGCGAAAATCTAATAGATAACAATCTGCAATGGATTTCTAATCAGGGAATTGATTTTCACGAAGATCAACCTTTTTTAACTTCTAAAGATAGAATTTGGTTTTTACCCACTACCGCTGTTATCAAAGCTTCTTTTTATTCAAAAAGAAAAAAAATGCCTCGCACATTGAGTCTTCAAAAATTATGCATTATTTTTGATTATACTTGTCAAATTTGTTACGATCAATTTGATAAAAAAGATATGACTGTGGAACATATCTTTCCACGCTCCAAAGGTGGAACTAAAGAAATAGAAAACATCACGCTTACCTGTGCGCGGTGTAATCAAATAAAGAAAGACTTATATCCATTTTTAGACAATAAGAATCGCGATATAAAATCTGTTCCAATGCCTATTCCCGTACTCCCTAACAAGCCAGTAAAAAATAGAGAAGAATGGCAAAAGTATTTTATTTATAAAAAAATATGAACGTATCTGAATTCGAAAGAAATAAACCAGTTAATACTTTTAGAAAAATAAAAGAACTCGAAAAACTAATTAAAGAAGAACAGATAAAAACCGAAAATCTTTACGCCAATCGTATCGCCACTCTTGACACGATGCTAAAATCCGTGCATGATCTCATGGAGTCGTTTAAAAAAGGCGAATAATGAGCTATCTATCGACAAATATACCAACTCAGTTAGGATACTTAGATACTTCTTTTCTTACTGACAGTGCGCCAAGAACAACAGGAAAATTTATTCCTGTAGAAATATTTTCTATAGTATCTATACCTCGACGATGTTTGATGTTTAATGTCATGAGTGAATACGGCGCACAATTTGCCAGAGTGCCTATTCATTATCTTTTCAATAGTGAACAACCTATCACCAAATATGAGTTAGACTGGTTGCAACTATGGGATACTTATAGTTATTATTTTACAATTCAAAGATTTGAATATTTAAAAAATAGCAGCGCATATATTTATCTTAAAGATAAGAGAATGCATGTTGCAAAATATCTATTCACAATTGATTGGTGCAATGGTGAAGATTATAATTTAGGCTATTCTGAAATATCTGCTGGACATAAATGCGCTCATATTTTTTGGGGCGAAGGCGGACAAATGTTCGCTCAACCAAACAATAGAATAATTTTTAGAGATGGTGGAGCATGGATATCTAGCAAACTTCCTGTAGAAGCGAAAACGTGGAAACCGTTTTCTAAAGAATTTTCCTGTGAAGGTCTCGCTCACAAGTGGACCGCAGGGGACGCTGAATTAATGTATTATGAGTTTCAATCCGAATAACCCAAGATTAAGTAAACCAGAATATGGATGTTATATCGCTCTTTCCGCAAGATCGCGATCTGAAGATCCTCACACACAAGTAGGCGTTGCGCTATTCGACCAAGAATGGCGAACAGTGTCTACTGGCTTTAATGGATTCGGTCCCGGTTTTTTACCAAAAGAAGATGTTTTTAAAGATCGCGAAACTAAATCTTGTTTAATTAATCATGCCGAAATCAATGCTATTTTATATGCATCTCGTCAACCGCACTACGCTTGTATGGTTTACAGCCCGTGTGTTCATTGCGCCAAAACCATTGCGGCTTCAAAAATAAAAAATGTTTATTTCATTCAACAATATATAAAAGGCTCGGTTCAAGAACCTGATTTAAAGTACCAAGAAATATTTAAATTTTATGGAATAAACAACATCCAATTGAATAATAAGAGTATCGAAAAAATCTTGCATTGGGTCAAAAAAGACCAAGATTTTTTACAAGCTCTATATGTCAAACCATAAAAAAATAGTTGAAGATTCCGCTGCATTTTTTAATAAAGAGGTTGACAAGGTTATTTTAAAAACAACGAGAGCAAAAACAGAAAAAAGCAGATTAAAATATTTGAAACAATTGATAGCGTTAAAAAACAGAATAACTTTAGAAGTGAAAATGTTGGGAGATCTCGATAATTTTTGAAATCACCCCTTGACAGCCTCAAAAAATCTGCTAAAGTGAGTTCGCGTAAATAATTGCTAACATGAAGATAAAAATTAGTGCTACTATTAATAATAATATTCACTTCGTTAGTTTTAGTTATACATCACAATAAAAAATATGAGTAATACCACAGATAAGCAATCAGATTGGAAGAATCGTGAAGTTGGTGCACTTTGGAAGAAAGCAGCCGCTAATGGAAAGAGTTCGTTTTGTACTGGCTATATCATTTCTGATGAGCTAGGAAACAAAGTGAAGCAACGAGTAATCATGTTCAGTAATAAGACGAAGAGTAATGAGAAGTCGCCAGACTTTATTATTTATTTGTCTAACGAGCAAGAGAACGGCGAAGCTACTACAGCACCAGCGAAGGCAAAGACTGCACCACCTAAGCGAGTACCGCAACCAGCGTCTGTTGAAGATGATGATGGTATTCCAATGTGAATGAGCGAAGCCCCCAGAAATGGGGGCTTTTTTATGATAACTTTAGAAACGTATCAACCATTCAACAACTCTAAAGACTTCGAAAGAATCTATTTTCAATCGGAATCTTCTTTGTTTTTGTATTATAAAGATCTTAATTTTTTTAAAAATTCAATACTTAAATGCGCCATATCCAATAAAACGATAGAATTATTCTATAGAGAAAATAAGCTTATAGGATATTTTATTTATGAGATAAATAAACAAACTATCCATATTCATTTTTATTACATCTGCCCTAAAAATAGAAACAGGAAATATGGCAGACAGTTTAGAAATCTTTTGTACAATAAATTACAAGATAAATTTCAAAATTTAAGGTTTTCTATAAATAAAAAAAATCACGCTTCTATAAATGCGGCAAAAAAAACTTGTTTAAATTTGAATTTAAAAATAAATTATTTGAATGATTTATGTTTGCATTCAAGACAATTTCACTTTTTCGCAGAAAAGTCTTTGACATCTTCCGAAAAGCTGATATCGTGATCAAGATGAAATATGGACTCGTTTGCATTTCTGAACTTTTGCGGGATAAAAATCCCGAATTAGCGTTCAAAACCATGACTCGTACTCAGTTCCTTAAAAAGGATCGTGACGAATCTATCGCTGAACTTTCTCGCCGCATCTCTCATAACCTTACGGTTACGATTGAAACACTGAAGCATTGTAAAGAAGTAGGTATCAAACATTATCGCTTGTCTTGCAAACTGTTTCCTTTGGTTACTGATCCTACTCTTAAGATTCAAGTTGAATTGCTTCCTTACTGGAGTATTCTTGAGCAAAAGTTGATGGAGATTGGCCGTGTATCTCGCGAACTAAATATTACGATGTCAATTCATCCTGATCAGTTCGTGGTTCTTGGATCTAATTCTGATGATATCTGCACTAAATCCATAGCGGAACTTAATTTTCATGCTTGGGTTTTAGATCAAATGAAGATGCCGCAAACTCATCAATGTCCTATTAATATTCATCCTAGTTTATCTAATTTTGAATCTGCTGAGAAGTTTGTTGACAAGTTTATTCTTAATTTTTTCCGTTGCGATATGGGAGTTCGCAATCGCTTAGTCTTGGAAAACGAAGATAAAGGCTTCTGGACTTGCAGTAATCTTTATGATTATTTTCATAACTATATGAAACAAACTTATAGTTTTTACTTTCCTTTGACTTATGATAACTTGCACGATACTGCCAACCCAAGCATCTTGCCTGATGGTTCTGTCGTATCTTTTAAAAATAATTTCATGCGATTTTTTCAGACTTGGGATTTTCCCCCGGTATTTCATTGGTCTGAAGCTGAAGTTGGTACAAAAAGGAATCACGCCAAGAACCTAACTACCGCTCCTCCTGATATGGGTCTTGATGTTACTTGGGAGATCGAAGTGAAAGGCAAAGACAAAGCTTTCATTCATCTAATCAAGCGTCTTCATAATTGAAAAATACGCTATTCATATATATTATTAATACATGAAAAATGTAACAATTAAGATTGGAGATAATGATCTTGAAGTATTGAAGGACATCTTTAAAAGCGAAGCTGATTTCAAGCCTCAAGCTCAACAAGACTTGCTTATTATTGAAATCCTTAAGCAAGTTCTTAATAATCCTAAGAACGAAATTATAGATATCGAAGCATGAAGTTTATTCTCAACATAGACGGCAGCAATGCTGGTGGTAAATTCTTGGAAAACTATGTTGGGCAAGAAGTAAATATTGATTCTTTGTATAAGGATATTGATATTAATTCGCCGCCGCTTGCTATTCTTAAGACTGAAGACGGCAAACAACATAGTGTACAATTAATAGACGTAAGGTTTATTAATGAATTTGTTTTTATACAATGTTTTGCTATTCAACATGACGATAAACAAGGCGGCAAAGCTTTACTAAGGCTAAAGCCAGTTTGTGGGTTAGAAAAAGTAATAAATCCGTAATTTTAAAGCGAGTATAGCTTAGTGGCAAAGTTCCAGTTTTCCAAACTGGCAAGGGGGGTTCGATTCCCCCTACTCGCTCCACTTTATGACTCATAAATTTGCAGTAATTGTAGATAAAAAATTCTACAATCAGATACAAAACAATTCTGATTTCTATTTGCGCGTTTTAGTATTAGACGTTATACGAGCGTTAGTACCCAATGAAGAAAGCGTAGATAAATATAGCAGTGATATATTTTATAAATGCGCCAAAAGTATTTCCAATGAAGTAAGAATGTTTGAAGATGAAAAATCAGTTATTTTTTATCTTGAATTAAGTAGTGCATACCTTGATGATTTTTTTGAAAAACCCCTTGACGATTTCGAATAAATCAATAAATAGTGTATTATATAGTATATCCTACACTACCCGAGTAATCGGAGGATGAAAAATCGATTTTTAGCGGCAATCGCTAAATAGGTGCGTTTACGCATCGTCCCTTTTTCGAGTAGTGTCGGAAAGGGGATTTTTATGAAAATATGTAAAATATGTAACACTACAGAAGATTTAATAGGATTTAGAAAAGACAGAAAAATCTGCAATGATTGTTTAAAGAAACAAAAAATACAATTTTATCTTTCAAATCACAAAGAAAGCAGAGAAAAACAAAAAGAATATAGAGAATTAAACAGAGATAAGATCAATGCTCAAAAGAGAGAGCATTATCAATTAAATAAAGAGCGATTAATAAAAAATTCTTCTGATTATAAAAAGAATAATAGAAAGAGATATAACGACTTAAAGATCAATAGAAAAAAGAATGATCCATTGTATAAATTAAGAATTACTGTTAGTGAAAGAATAAGACAAGCTTTAAAATATCATCTAGCAGGTATATACAAAAAGAAAGATTCTACTATAGAATTATTAGGTTGTAGTATTGATGAATTAAAAAATCATTTACAAAATCAATTCAAAGAAGGCATGACTTGGCAAAATCACGGTGAATGGCATATTGATCATATAATTCCATGCGCGGCTTTTGACCTATCAAATAAAGAAGACTGTTTAAAATGTTTTAATTATAAAAATTTACAACCACTTTGGGCGCATGAAAATCTTTCGAAATCCGACAAAATACCCATTGACAGGCTTCAAGAAATCGCCTAAAGTCTTCGCGTATGAAACTGAATATTGCTGACAGGATCGTTGCGACTTCGCACGATTTCCCCACCGTAAACTGTACGATTGATCCAGAAGATATGAGGTACATTTCCTCTCTTCTGCGAAACAATTATTCGAATACAATTTTAGCTACCATTCGTGAGCCTTATGCGAATGCAGTTGATGCTAATAAAGAAAATGGATTATCGCCAGAACTTATTGAAGTCAAATCCCCAACCTCTCTTGATCAGACTTTTTCTGTTCGTGATTTTGGTCCCGGTTTGAGTCGCGATCAAATTTTTAATCTGTATAGTAAGTTTGGTAAGTCTACAAAGCGCGATTCTAATACAAACATTGGAGGATTTGGAGTCGGACGCTTCGCGCCTCTTTCTTACAAAGATAGTTTTACTGTTACTTCTTATTATAATGGTATTCAATCTATCTATAGCCTTTATATTTCTGAAGAGAATGACACTAAGATTGATGAAGTATTCTTTGGGCATACTACTGAATGTAATGGTATTTGTATTTCTGTCGGAGTCGCGAATGCTGATATAAATAAATTCAACGAAGAGATCGCTTCATTCTTTAGTAATTTTGAGGTTCTTCCTACGTTCCTCAATATTCAAAATCACATTGTCAAGCCTGAGATTGTCGCTTCTGGTACTGATTGGCAGATTCGTAAATCTGATAACAGTCATAATTATTATTCAGTTGGCGAGCAGGGTGTTGTAATGGGCGGCATTTATTATCCTATCAATCCTGAACTGGTTGATTTTAAGAGTGACGATGGTTATGCATGGACTAAGTATCTTAATAAGCTTGTTTTTGTTGCTGATATTGGATCTGTTTCGCTGCATCACTCACGCGAAACACTTGAGTATAATAAGACTACCAAGACTTATTTGAAGTCTCGTTATCAAGCTTTCTGTAAAGAGTTTACGGATTCGATTAAGAATAAGATCGCGCAATTTGATTGTTTGCGTGATGCTATGAGTTGTTATTTTGATATTAAACATACTTTTCCTCGAAACGTTTTTGACCAACTTCAAGATCAAGATGTTTTTGTATTTAAAGGGTATAAAATTGATACTTATACTTTTAATCGTGGCAGTTACGAAGAAAACGGTAGGGCTACTAGAATTCCTGTTTATACTAAAACTTATACTCTATCTGGTGATCGCGTAATTATTAGTAAATGCTATACTGTTCCTAATGATAAAAATTATTATATTGTATTTAATGATTTACCAAATAATACTAAAGTTGTTCCTCGCCTTTATGAATTAGCTAAAAAATATAAAACCATAATCGTTATCGCTCACGATGAATCAATCGTTAGTTCCGCTACTATTAATGGCGTTGATAAGTTCAAAGAAGTTAATCGATTTGATCTTGTTAAGTCTGGTTATTGTAATCTAAGTGAATTGACTGCTGTTAAGCTTCCTTCTAATAAGAAAGCTTCTACCATTCCATATACGCCTAGTTATTTTTACAAGGTTGATGGCCGCATTCTTCATTCTTCAAATTCTTATTCTCAAGAGATAAACGATATCTCTATTGTTAAACTTTATTTTCCTATTTCTAATGGTAAACCTATCAATCAGTATTCGCATTTTTATTATGAAAAGAATAAACTCAATACTCATTTTTTAAACGATATAACCAAATTGTTTAAGATCAGTGTTTATGGAGTATCAAATAATATAGTCATAACTAGTAAATTTAAAAGCCGCACTGACTTCATTGACTTTAATAAGTATATCCAAGATAAATGGGACAATTGTTCTTATGAAGTTAAATCGTTGATTCTTGAATATCTTTCTTGCAAGACTGATGACGCTTATAATATTATGACTTTCGTGTCTATGGTTGGAGACGTTGTTACTTATCAGAAATACGATTACAAGGTAAAATTTTGTTCAGAACTTCTTAAGAAAGCGGACGCGCTTATATTTGCCGAATTTATTAAAACTTGGCGGCATCCGTTGGAAGCTCTTAAAATTAATATGTCCCACGACAACGAAACTCCAGTTTCTATTTGTGGAAAATATTTAAAAGAAGCTGCCGAAGAAATTTATAAAAATTATCCAATGCTTAAAATTCATTCCGATCTTTACCATACTGATCGCAATAAAAATGAAGCTGAATTTAAGGCATACATTTCCTTCATCAACCAGCAGAATTCGGTTGACTTTTCGAAAATTTGAGTTAGCATAGTTGAACAGTTAAGGTGTAAAAAATATTATGAACAAGCCAGCATACATTGTCACCAGCAACGCAATCACGGTAATTTGGGAAGGTCGCCCGTACATGGTGAATACGGATAATCCCAATTATACTGGATTGAAGAACGCTCTGCTTAATGCAGAATACGACAGTATTGGTCGATTTCTTGATATCAAGAAGCAGATCGAAGACTTCTCGCATAACAGCATTAAGATTGTTTCTGAGAAGGTTTATTACGGCAATTACGAACTGAAGGGTTTTGTAATTGATAAGTTGCTTGAGTTTTTGCGCTCAGGAGCTAAGGACGCTCAACCTATTCTCAATTTTATTGAGAAGCTTATGTTCAATCCTAGCAAGAACAGTGTCGATCAGTTGTATACTTTTCTTTCTTATAAGACTTTGCCATTGACTGAGACTGGCAATGTTATTGGATATAAAGGCGTTGATGCTGATTATTATTCAAAGCATGGTAATACTAATACCATTGTTATCACTGGTACTGTAAATAAGAATGGTTGTATTCTTAATAAGGTGGGCGAAACTATTGAAGTCGCTCGCAACAGCGTTGACGACAATAAGGACAATCACTGTTCTCATGGTCTACACGTTGGTAGCTATGATTATGCAAAGGGTTGGGCTGGTAACGACGGCCATCTAATGATGGTTGAATTTAATCCTTGTGATGCAGTTAGTGTGCCTACTGATTGCAATTTCCAGAAGCTTCGCGTTTCTAAGTACAAGGTCATTGGTGAAGTTCCTTTCGAGCGTGTTAAGGAAACTGAAGCTCCGCTCAATGAGCCTTATTACAACACTGAAGAAGAAATCAGCGTTGATGATGACAATAATGATTGCGACGACAATTGTGGTTGTAATATCAGTGAAGGCCACAACTATAGCGATTCTACTTATCTCGCTATCAAGAATTACGTTGAGGGTCGTATTGAGGCTGGATTGCCTCCTACTCTCAAATCCATTCAATCCCGTCTAAAGGGTATTTTTATCACTTGTCAAGAAATCAAGGATATTTGTTTGGACCTAGAATTTACGGTTCAGGAAGATAATCTGACTGCTTTGTCGAACAGTGTTGTAACTATCGGTTCAGAGTCTGATGATCGGTAATATAAAATATATGAGTGAAAAGACTGATGTTATTACACAACCAGTTGCCTTGACTAATGCAATTACTAAGGCGACCCCAGAACAAGTTGACACATTGTGGTCAATTCTAAAGTACAAGGAGATTGGCATCTACCGAAAGATTAAGTGCATGAGTTCTGTGCTTGGACTTAATTTTGATAAGGTAGTTACAGATCTCCCGAAGGACGAGACTGGTCGAATTCTTGACCATAAGACTCGTCATCTAATTCACGACATTCTAATTCAAAACTCTTAATATGAACAAGCGTTATATTGTCAGAGACCGAGATGGTGCGTATCAGTCAGCCTATAATCTTGCGCTAGGAAAGAAGCAAGCGTATGATTGGGCTATGCAGTGCGCTAAATCTGTAAACGGCGTAATTTATTATGTCGAAGGCGACATGAGTAAAGAGCAAGAAGTGTTTCGCGCTCCTGAGCCTCGCAGGTTTTAATTAAAAAGGTTTGCGGTTATCCTTGAAACCGCATATTATTTTTATATGGCTCACTTTGTAAAATTAAACGTATTAGATCCCGGTCATGACGACTTGGTAAATAAAACTAATAGACAATACAATCCTCAACTCATTAATTTAGATATGGTTGTTAATGTAGAACAGTCTCATATTCATAGTCTGATTTTTACTAAAAATAGTACCATGCATCCAATTAGAGTAAAAGAGAGCTTAGACGAAATTCTTAAATTATCCGCTCTATAATGAACTGCGATTACTGCGGCAAAAAAACCGCATTTTTAGAAGATTTAAATTATTGTTCTGTTTGCATAGACTGTCTTGGAGAAATCGAAGAACAAGACGAAAACCCTTTTGATTTAAACAAAAAAGATAAATACAATGACTAACAAGAATAGCGATAAACTAATTAATAGATTTCCTGACATCTTTAAGGAGAATTTTTATTTTGAATGTGATGATGGATGGTTTGATATTATCTTTGATCTTTGCAAAGACATGCAACATGAAATTAATAACTCTGGTTGCGAACAAGTTGTCGCGGCTCAAGTCAAGGAGAAATTTGCAGGACTTCGGTTTTATGCGAGCGGCGGAAATGAAGTGACCTCTGCTATGATTGACAAGTATGCGAAACTTTCATCTAAAACTTGTGAAGTGACTGGCGGCAAAGGACATCTTTGCGAAAAACATGGATGGTACAAAACACTATCTACACAATCGGCAATACTGCTGGGTTTTAAAAAGTGTGAATAAAAAACAAACCCTCCATTACTGGAGGGTTTTTTATTAGCCTTTCTTTGAAGGAGGTGGACCTTTTGATCCTCTGCGAGGTGGACCCACCTTTTTACGATCTTCAGAGGAAATTTTAGATCTTTCTTCTCTATCTAGCTTTCCATCTTTATTTGTATCGTATTTTTTTAGCATCTCTTCTCGAAATTCTTTCGAAATTTCAGGAGGTTTGCGACGATTTTCCCCTTGACCGGGAGGATGATCTGGTATACCTTGGGCGTTAAGTGAGAGGGTCAACGCGATAATTGATAGTAGATATTTCATATCTACAATAATTGACACATTAAACAATCAAAAAGATACAATTTTTACATTTCCTTTACAAATTTATGAAATTACTTGATTTATTTTGTTGCGCTGGTGGAGCAAGCATGGGTTATAGCCAAGCAGGATTCGAAGTGACCGGAGTTGATATTAAAGATCAGCCTAGTTATCCTTTTAAATTCATTAAAGGAGATGTAATGGAAATCCTCAAGGATAAACAGTTTCTTGGCTCATTTGACGTTATTCACGCATCACCTCCTTGTCAGGGATATAGTAACGCTACAAAGCCTGATTCAGTCTACGTTCATTATTCTCAAGGCAAAGACACGCCAAAACTAATTGAGCCAGTTCGTAATGCGTTAATTAATACTGGTAAATATTATATTATTGAAAACGTTGCTGGCGCAAAAGAATATCTTATAGAACCATTTAAGTTAACTGGCTATATGTTTAATATGCCAATCGAAAGAACGCGATATTTTGAATGTAATTTTCCAGTTGCAGAATTAAAAAGCATTACTAAACGTGGATATTCTAAAAAATACGCCGAAGATAATGGCATCGATTATCGCGATATGAGCGTTACCGGCAAGAGTCGTCGCAAAGGCTCAATCGATGTTTGGCGCAAGGTAATGGATATGCCTTGGGCAGGTCGTGGTTGGGAATTAACTGAAGCCATTCCTCCTGCGTATACTAAATATATCGGTGAACAAATTTTAAAATATGAAAGCAATCTTAGAATTCAATCTTCCTGAAGATCAAAAGCAATTTGAAATAGCAAACCAATCTGCTGATATGTATGCAGTGATTTGTCATCTTGCTGAAAGATTAAGAAGCTACCGCAAGCACGGTAACGATTTCGAAAATGTGAGTGAAGCTCTTGACACCATTCATACAATTTTGTATGATGAACTTAACGCTCGACACATAGATATTCATGACTGACATACAAAAAGATATAGTAAAGCTATCTGAAGAATGGCACGATCTTATCAGCGGCGATCACCATAAAGATAAAGACTGTCATTGGTATATAGAAACGCGCTGGTCTTATGGCGAGCAGCCAAAATATAGAGTGTTACATCATGGATATGTCACCGATAATATAGAAATAACTTGTGTTTCTTACGAGACGGCACTAATGGAGTTAAAAACCATTTTAAAACGAGCCATTGAAAGACAAAAAGAGTTAGAAAAACTACCAAAATATAATGACTGGTAAATCTAAAGGGTTTACTCTCATAGAAATAGTATTGGCGACTACGATTTTATTATCAATAATTGCCGCGATTGTTATTAATTTTGATTCTTTTAATGGAAACAGGTATCAAGAAGCGCGAGAGAATTTAAAAACATTTCTAATAAACAAACGTCATCAAGCGGCATACCATCAAAAAGATATTGAATTATCTTTCGATGAAGAATACACTATAAACTCTCTTGAGAATCCAGATGAACTTGCCGCAATAACTAACGATTTAAAAATAATAGAATCATCTGCAACAAAAATTGTTTTTTTTCTTGACGGTACGATTGAAGAGAGCTACATTATAACCAGTTCTAATGATGGAAAAGTAACTAATACTTTTCGCATAAACGTCATTGGAAAAATAGACTATGACAAATAAAGTTATAATATATGAGTATGAAATTCACTCGTAAGGGATTCTTTAAATCTATATTCGGCGGTTTTGTAGCGGCAGCAGCGACTCCATCTCTAGTCAAAGCGGAAGAGAATATTCAACCGTCAAAAGATTTTTCACTTAATAATGGCAATCTTGGTATTGGAGGATTAGATAACGTTGGATTAGGAACTAGTATGCCCATTACTAAGCTCCATGTCCACGGTATTATTTTTCATGTTAATGATCGAACGCTAGAAATGAGTGGAAATGAAAATGGCGACTTTGAAGTCAAATGGTTAGACGTTAAAGAAAACGAAACTAATACAAGAATCATGATCAGCAAACCAACGATTCCTTTTAAAACACAATTTAGAAATGACATTCGATAGTCACAATAAGAAAATAGTATTACTTTCTGATCTTCACAATAATATTGAGAAGTTCAATAAGATTATTCAGCACGAATCGGCAGACATAAATATTTGTCTTGGCGATTGGTTTGATAGTTTTAATTTGGATGATTCCGATGATTATAAAAAGACTGCTGATTATTTGATGCGATATCTATCTGCGCCGAATAATTATACTCTTTTTGGTAATCATGATTTGCATTATTTATTCAATAATCATTATACTATATGTAGTGGATATGAAGATAGAAAGTATTTTGCTATCGATGAAATACTAGGATCTGAGCGTCAAAATATTACCAATAAATTCAAATGGCGTTTTTGGATTGATGACTATCTTTGTACTCATGCTGGACTGTTTTCTGATTACATAGATCCATCTGTTAAAAACAATGATGACTTGAATCTATTTTTTGTGAAAGAAATAGAACGCGCAAATATTGCTTTACGGACAGATCAAAATCATTGGTTTTATTATGCTGGCCGAAGTCGAGGTGGTCCTAAGAAAGGTGGAGGAATTGTTTGGCTAGATTTTAAACAAGAGTTTCAACCTATTGAAGGATTAAAACAAATCGTTGGACATACTTATCATAAAAATGGTAGAGTTAATCCTCACCATTTGGATGGCAACGTGAATCCAGCAGATTGCGACAATCTTTGCATTGACAACGGACTAAATGAGTATATAGTGTTCAGCAACGGTAAGTTAGAAATTAAAAAATTTTCAGATATATAATTTATGCCTTTCGAATATCACGCAAAAGTAAATAAAGTAATAGACGGCGACACTATCAATGTTGATCTTGATCTAGGATTTAATGTAGTATTGTCCAATCAAAGTGTACGTCTTCTTGGAATCGACACTCCTGAAAGCCGAACATCTGATAAGGCAGAAAAAGTTTTCGGGACTCTCAGTAAAAATAAAGTCAAAGAATTCATTGACAAATGCGAAGGTCAAATTATCCTACAGACTGTACTAAGTGACAGCGAAGAAAAGTTTGGACGTTTGCTTGGTAAAATTATTAATCCAAAAGATAATACCGTTCTTAATGATTGGTTGATTATTAGTCATTATGCAGTAGCTTACAATGGAGAAAACAAAGATAAAGTCGCGCAAGCTCATTTATCTAATCGTAAATTTTTGATTGACAATAAAGAAGTGTCTATGACTTACACCGAAGCAGGGATAAAGTAAAATGATTAACGATAAAAATGACAATAAAGTTCAGTTGCTAGGCTTCTATGGCGATGACAAAGTTCATGCTTGTTCAGCTTGGACTTCTACGAGTAGAGATTTAAATGAAGACAAGATTAATAGAATTCCTAAACTCCTTAAGATGCTCGCTGATGCGGGGCATCATACTCCTTTTGAAAAGTCTACCATTCACTTCTTAGTCGATACTGATATTGCTAGTCACATTCATCTTCTTAAGCATCGAGTCGGCGTATCTATTAATGGAGAGTCTGCGAGGTACAAGGAAATAAAAGAAGATAAGTATTTGATTCCTAGTGATTGGGGAGATATTGAATCTACCTTTGATAAAGAAGGAGTACAAAATAGTAAATGGACTACAATACTTGAAGATTATACTCACCTTGGCAATACTCTTTATCATCAATGCGTTAAAGATCTTGAACCAACTTTAGGTCGCAAGCGAGCTAAGGAATCTGCTCGATTCTTTAAGGCTTATAATTCTCAAATTCAAGCTGATGTTATGTTTAATTGGCGCAGTTTTTATCACTTCCTTGAGCTTCGCAACAAGCCTGATGCTCAGAAAGAAATCCGAGAGATTGCTGCTGAGATGTTAAATCTAGTAAAGAATATAGAAGGCAACCCCTTCCAACATACAATCGCCGCATTTGAATTATGATAACTAAATATAATATTTTTCTTGATGATAATTTCGTTTTTGAGTGTAACATAGTTAGTGAACATAAAGAGTCCATTAAATCAAAGCGGAATTTATAAAATAACTAACAAAATAACTCAAAAAATTTATATTGGTAGTTCTAAAAATATTAGAAAAAGATGGAAAGCGCATAGAACTCTTTTGAATAGAGAAAAACATTATAATGAACATTTGCTTGCTGCGTATAAAAAATACGGAAAAGAAAATTTTAGTTGGGAAGTTGTAGAATTTATTGACGTTAATAATCTTCAAGAAAGAGAACAATATTGGATTGATTTTTTTGGAAGTTCTGACAGAAAAAAAGGATATAATTTATGCCCAGCAGCTTATTCGAATTTAGGACTAAAGCATACAGACGAAAGTCGCCGAAATATGAGTCTAGCTCATTTAGGTCATAAACATACTTCAGAAAGCAAAAAGAAAATATCAGAATCTCAATATAAAACTGTTTATCAATTTGATTTAAAAGGTAATTTTATAAAAAAATACGATTCTTTATTAGATGCTGAAAATAAAACTGGAATTCAACACCAAGCTATATCTGGATGCTGTAGAAAAATAACTAAAAGCGCAAAAGGATATTTTTGGTCTTTTGAAAATTTATTTATTGAATACAAAAAGAATCATTTTACTGAAGCTCCTTGGAGATGGAGGAGCATCAAATGCCCCAAAACCTTAAAGATATGGAAATCAATAAAAGAAGCAGCAAACGAATTAAACTTGACTATTCATCAAGTTCACTTTAAAATAAAAAAGGGATTATTTAATTATGTATAATTTATGGCTTGATGATATTCGCGTCCCAACCGATGTCACTTGGGTTAACATACCAGTTGATCAACATTATTCTGTTGTACGAAGCTACAAGGAATTTGTAGATTTAATCACGTTGAGAAGAGAAGTTCCAAAGTATGTTTGTTACGATCACGATCTAGCAGATATTCATTACGGCCACGGTTTAAATAACGATGATATTCCTTATGATTCTTATAAGGAAAAGACAGGATATGACGCAGCTAAATGGTTAGTAAATTACTGTATGGAGCGTGGAATTAAACATCCACCGTATGTTGTGCATAGCATGAATCCTATTGGTAAAAAGAATATTGAATCTTACATAGAATCCTATAATAAAACACTATGAATAATAAATTACATATCGTCCCTAAAGGTTGGGGATTTGAAAAGTGGATTGTAAATAATGACAAATATTGCGGCAAACTTCTTTATATTATTAAAGATCGCAAATGCAGTTGGCATTATCATAAAATTAAAGATGAAACTTTTTACGTTCAAAGTGGAAAGATAATTCTTTATTTTAGTGATATTCCTAAAGATCCAGAAAAAGCTAATAAGATTATTCTTGGACCGGGAGATCATTATCACATTCCAGTGGGATTGATTCATCAGATGTATGCGTTGGAAGATACCGAACTGTTTGAGTTTAGTACGCAACATTTTGATGAAGATAGTATTAGATTACAAAAAGGAGATTAATTATGTCATATCAATTAGAATTTAATTTCGAAACGCTAGAACAAAAAGAAAAACGTCTTAAAGACTGGCATGATCAACAAGTAAAGCTAAACAAGATGTTTGAAGGAAAAGCTAATGATTATTATATATATAATAAATATGTAGATCAGTTTATTGATTTTCTTCCTTATCGACTTGGATGGGGACTCAGAGGAAATTATAATGAATTGCGTTGGTGGATCAAATGCCAATACCAGAAATTCCGTTATGGAGTTTCCGATGATGAAGTTTACTCTTTAGAAACTAATATTGCTAAATATATGGTTCCTCGTTTGCAATATTTTAAGAAGAAAGGCAAAATGGGTATTCCAATGAAATTTTTGCCTAGTAATTATGACAATCTACAAGATGAAGATAGAGAAAAAGCAGAAAAGATCGGTGAAAAAGAAATTAATCGCATCTTGGATGAAATGATTTTTGCTTTTGATTATATTATCGATCCTGATAAGTATGTAACTTTTCCTAAATCGTGTAGTTGGGACATTAAAGATAAAAATTATTTCAATAGAGAAAAAAGTCTTGAAGCGAAACAATGTTGGGATGAATATACAAAAACATGCGAGCAACTCGAAACTCGTAAAAAACAAGGTTTACAATTATTCGTAGACCACATGGATATGCTGTGGATATAAATGAAACTCTTATTAGCAATATTATTACTTAGCTTAGTTTATGTAATTGGATGGTATCAAATACATGGACAATTTTTATCTGAATGGTTTAAGAAATATGAATACTATTTAATATGGATAAGCGTACCATCAACTTTAATATCTATTCGCGCAATCAAACTAATCAATGAACACTTCAACGGATTAATTTGGCCGAATAGAATACTTACATTCAGTATTGGCATAGTATTATTTACAGTTTTAACTTCTTATCATTTTGGTGAAAAAATAAACTTAAAGACGTTGACATTGTTATTTTTTTGCGCTAGTATAGTCGCGCTTCAAATATTTTGGAAATGAAATTTACACCCCAACAATACGAACTGATTTGCAAAACCCGTGATGAAATCAGAGATATGAATGCCAAACAGCACGCATTATACGACAATCTAACAAAAGAATTAAATATAACTATTTACGCCGAAGATTGGCTGTTTGATTATATTTATAATGAGTATGGTTCGATAGACGATATAGAAGCGAGGATGTAATGGACTTAACTTCAGCAATCATAGGACATTTAGTAGCAGATTATCTGCTGCAATTTGATTTTATCGCTGAAAACAAGAAAAAAGATAATTACATTTGTGCGCTTCACTGTTTAATTTGGGCGAGTTGCGTATGTTTAATGGGTTCTATATGGAACCCTACAGCATTTATCGTTTTATTTATAACACATTACATACAAGATAGATGGCAATTAATACCTTGGTACATGAGAACTATAGGGCAAAAGAATTTCACAAAACCACCTCTTGCACCGTGGTCATTAATCGTTGTTGATAACGTGTGGCACATTTTTACTATCTGGATAATATTCAAGCTATATTTAAACCAAATTTTTATTTAACTCATGATTGAAAAATCTATAGAACGTCTTCGCGCATACAATAAATGGCGTACCGGAGAAGATGACCGCACGATGGATGAAGTCGGAATCCAACCTAGCCAATTAACCGCAGATATTAAAACCGTCTGTGACGAACTCGAAAAACTAATTTCAATATATGCAAGTCGTAATTAATACTTCTTATAGTAATTTTGCTATAAGTCCTGATGCTATATCACTTATTCAAAAAAAGATAAAAAATCCAAAAGCCAAGTCGCAAATAAATGCTTATGCTTTTGATAATGATAGAAGCCATCCTTTACTTGTAGAAGCTGTGCAAAAACTTGGTGCTAAAGCTAACGGTTTGTATACTACATTAAAGATTGTGGAAATACCAGATGATGTTGAATGGCGGGTCGATGCAATAAATGGAAAAGAAGTTATCCGTGAAAAACATCGGATCTGGTCGTAAATGAAGTTGCGAATATTGAAACGAGCGGTTGAAACCGCGCACGCTTTATGCCCCACCAATTGGAAGAACGTAAACAATTCTCATATAGCTTTTCTTATCAAGAAAAATAAGATAGTTAAAATTGGTTGGAATAGAAAAAGAACTCACCCCAAAATCGCGAAACATCCGTATCACGATGGATACGTTGGTACTCATGCGGAGTTAGATGTCATTCTCAAATCAGGGCTTGACAATCTCGACGATCACTCTATGATCGTTCTTAGAGTTGACAGGAAAGGCCGTTTAGCTAACAGTAAACCGTGTCCCGGCTGTTTGAGTTTAATTAAGTCATATAACGTCAATGAGGTTTTTTATTCAGACACTGAAGGTAATATTGAAAAATTATCAAATTAACCTTGACTATGTCTAAGCATAGATTATTATAAACGAAATGATTAAAGATTTATATATGAAGAATATTAATGACAAGATACTTGTTCAAAGTGACGATCTAAAGTTTGATGGAAAGAATATTATTATTCCATCTTATTATGCAAGTATCGTTTATGATTACCTTGATAACGTAAACATAAAAGACATGAATCTTAATGATGCAGATATGCATGATTATTTAGCATTTTGTAGTTTCTTTGAAGCTGTAATAGATCACAAAGCTGATAAAGGAGGAAATTAATATGGGTATGTATAATAGTGTAGATTGTCATTGTCCATTGCCAATGCCAGAAGACCCAAAAGGTTATACTGGTTCGCATGGCTTTCAAACTAAAGATTTTGAATGTGCTTTAGATGTTTATATTATTGACAAAGATGGTCAATTGCTTATTGAACGTCGAGATACAGAATGGATAGAAGGAGATCCAAATGGCGAAGGCTTCCTAAGTAAAATAGGTCATTTAAAAACCATAAAGACTTGGCTTGAACCTTTGACCAATACTTGTACAATACAATTTTATGATTTTATTGATTCTAATAAGACTGATTATGATTACTTCATAACTTACGAAGCTGTATTTATTAACGGCAAAATGTCTTCAGTAAAGATTATTAATTTCGAAGCGAATGAAAACGCCAAAAGAAAGATCCGAGATGCCGAGTTTGCCAAGAAAAATAAAGAAAACTATCAATTTAGACAGACTTGGAAATACAAGTATTTTGTAAAGCCGTATAATCGCAGCGTTAGTTTTATATTCTTTAAAACCATTAAAGTTTTATCTTTCTTATCTACTACGCTTTATAAGATAGAAAGAAATATCAGAATATGAAAGAAGAAAAAGATTCGGCATTTCTTATTTGCGATTGTTTTAGTCATGGACTTCTTGTCGAGAAGTTCGAAGGCGAAGAAGAAGTGTGTTTGAGTCTATTTGAAAGAGGAATGGATGGCAGAATCTTAAGATGGTCAGAAAGATTAAGATGGTGTTGGCAAATTCTTAGATACGGAAAGCCTTGGTCTGATTTTATAATATTAAATACAGAGAACCAAAAAAGATTAAAAGAGTTCTTAGAAAATAAATGAAAACAGTAACAATTACAAAAAAAGAAATAAATTACATATTAGCTTTGGCTAAAAAAAGGCACGACGCTAAATCAGATAATATAAAAAATACTGGAATATTAATGGATAGAGATCTTAATAATCCAGTCGAGAACTATTTGCCTCATTTTATAGGTATAGTTGGCGAATATGCGTGGGCCAAGCACACAAATAGATCTGTTGATGAAAATATATATGAAGTACGAGACTCTGAAGATTTTGATGGTGAGGAAATTAAAACAATAACTTATTATGGTCATGGCGAACCAGAGTTAAAAATAAAAGTTACAGAGTTTGACTCTAAAAAGCCAAAAAAATATATTTTAGCGAGAACAAATAAAGAAAAAATCTTAAAAGCGTTAACAGTAAATGCAGAAAATGCAATTGATATCGAACTACTAGGTGTTATCTCAAGAAACGATTTCGATACAAATAAAACAATAAAGCGTTACGGAGCTAAAAATCCATTGAATTATATCGTTGGTCTATCTAAAATGAACGAAGTATGAAATTCAAGAATTTCGAGGGTGTAGAATATACAGTTAATTATAATAAACCATTAGGGCGACAAAACGCTTCTGGTTTGTGCGATTCTCCAGAAATAGAAAGCCCTCAAATTCATGTTGATCCTAGGCTATTAACTCGCCGCCAATTAAACGTATTGATTGAAGAAGTATTTCATGCTCATCTATTTGATTTACCAGAAAGAAAAGCTAGAAAGTTCGCCGCCAATCTAGGTAAACTTGTATATAATAAGTTTATCGCAAAAAGTAAAGAATAATGTTTTATTTTTTCCCATTTACTTGTATGATATGTACAAATAGAATATAAGTATGAAAAAATGTTTATACTGCAATGAATTTATCGACACTGACAACGACGACTATCAAAAAGTCGGTAAAAAGATAGTTTGCATATTTTGCTACGAAGATTATGCAGATGAAATAGACAACAATCTTACAGATGATGATGAAGAAGAAGATAATTGTCGCGAAGAAGAATAAATAGTGTAATATATATTAGCGCAATATAAACTGTTCAAACTTTAATCTTTTGATTAAAAAACAGCAAGACCCGAAGCGCATCAAACTTGTGTTTTGACATCGGGTCTTTTTTCGTCCCTACTCCTCACTTTTTTCAAAAAATCTTGCATAAGCCGTTGACAACCTCTAAAAACCTGCTAAAGTCATCTCGTATGGAAAACCCATCAGCTAAAAAAGGTCGTGGTCGCCCCATTGGTGCAACCTCCACTATTGAAATCACGTTGGCCGAGCTTCTTGCGAAGCTTAACAACGATGTGAATGCCACTGTTACTGTTGGCCGTGTTTGGTATGGCAAGTACAGCAACGTTCCTACAGCGTCGGTTCAGGACGGTGATTCGATTCCTCAAGACATTCTGAATCAGCTTGACGAAGAGCCTGTTGCAGAGTTTACTATCTCTCAGTAATGAATCACTTCGCTGAACTTGTTGGACAAGAAGAAGTTAAACGCAAGCTTTCCTTTTATTTGGAAGCTCACGC